AACTAGTTTTGTAAAGCTAATCCCTACGTCACCTATAACTATAAGTACTACTAATAATGAAGTAACCATAGGCAGTTCTGCTGTAACGGGTGTTACATCTAGTGATACATACCTTGTTGTAGACAATACAGCTCCTGAGGCACCTATATTATCGCTTGCGGTAGGTGGTACAGTGGGTGATAACACTAATTTTTACCGAGGTGATGGCACTTGGGCTACAATTACTGCTGGAACTATGAGTTCTTGGAGCATTGCAGCAGATACTGGTACTGCAGAGCAGGTAGATGAGGCTGAAACTGTAACAATTGCCGGTGGAACTGGTATAACTACAGCTGTTGCGGCTACAAATACAGTAACGGTAACGAATTCAGGGGTGACATCGGTAACCGCTACTGCACCACTGGTTGCTTCTGCTGCTACTGGAGCTATAACGCTTACTTCACCTACTGCTGTAAACAATAGCACAGACACTTATACGTCTGTACCTAACATAAATAACATAATATCTTTAACACAGGCGGAATACGATGCTATCGGAACCCCTGATGCTAACACTTTATACGTTATTCCATAATGGCAAACTTTAAATTAGGTGCTAATGCTATAACGGCTGCCTATTTGGGTACTCAGGGTATATGTATTATTAATGATGGTGCGGATACTGTATTTGACGCGGCATGCGGTGCACAGTTTACTGTAACACATACTGTAAACAATAGTATTGGTGGAAGCACTAATGGATATACTATATCTACATCTCCAGGAACAACTTTTACCGGTGAACCAGGTGATCCTTACTCATTTACTACAACTGTATCTTTAAACGGTGGATATAGATGGCAAGGAGGTACTGTTCCAACAATAAGCCCGGCACAGCCTATAACAGGTGTTGTAGGATCTGCAAATAGCACTGTAACAACTACAATAAGTGGTGGAACAGTAGAGCTTATACCCGTAGGGGATGTTACGGTAACTTATACTATAAGTACTAGTGCTATAACTGTTCAATCCGGTGGTTTTACTTTAACAAACGACTTTGACGTCTCGCCTAAAAGTGGACCACCTCCGCTAAGCTATACTTTTGGCACTAGCATTGCACCGCAAGCTGGATCAGAATGGGTTGGATCAGCCCCTGCGGCGGTATCTGTAAGTGGAAGTACTAGTAGTAGTATACCTGTTGCACTGGCTTTTGCCAATGCAACTATTAGAGAAACAACATACACTGTAACACAGACCTTAACTAATGATGTACAGGGGCCTTCGGCGGGGTATAACTTAACATGGGATGGAACAGCTAATTATAATAGTAGTGGAACTAGAAGTGAATCAGGTACATTAGGACAAAGCTATACTTTTTCAGCTAGTAGCCTTAGTGTTAATTCTGGTTATGAAGAAACTTCAGCACTTTCATTAAGTGGTGGTGGAGTGGTTAACGGTACTTTTGGAACCGGTCCAACCAGCTATCAAACTACAGCCTCAGGTACTGTTGCTTTAACTACTCCAAACGCAGTTGTTTTAGGATCTTTAGGTACATGTGCAAACGACGCATGTATAAATCCAGGTGTATCTTCAACATGGTATTACTTTGGAAATTTACAAGGAGCTACATTATGGTCCAATAGTGATGGATTAACTGGGTCTAACCCCTCAAATGGTTATTATAACAGAGGTAGTGTTGCGCTATTATATAGCGGAGGGGTTTCACAAGCAACTGTTTCGTGTTACTCAAGTGTTTCTTACATAGCACTTGGGGACGGGGGAAACTCAGTGACCGCATGTAATGACACTTTAAGTGATTTCTTCTATGTTACTGGTAGCACAAACCCTCAGGCAATGAATGGTGTTTGGAATACCTCAGATGGATGTACTGGTGCAGGAGCACAGTATTATTCAGACGGTAATTCTTGGAATCAAACTAATAGTGGTGGTTTAGTTATTAATGTAGGTACATGCTAAAAACAAAAAAAATAAAAAACATATAAAATGGCAATAATAAATAGTTATCCTTTAGTTACCCCAAAATTAACGGATTTAATCTTAGGTACCTCAGCGGGTAGCAACGGGAGAAATAAAACCGCAAGTTTTACTGTAGGAGCTATGCAAAGCCTTATGGCAGGTGTAACATCTGTAACATCGGGTAATGTTAATACTATAGTAATCGGTGGTACCGCGCAGCAGCCTACAGTTGGTAGTGTTACCGCTGCTATTGTACAAAATGGTTTATCACTTGCTACAGGAGGAGACATATATACATTTGTAACTACTAATCACCCGGGCACAGTTTCAGGTACAGGTACATTTAATACATTAACAAAATGGAGTGTTAATGGAGCCGATATAGAAGACTCAGCTCTTCTTGATGATACATCTGGTGAAATGCTAATAATTACAAACAGACAGGTGTTGCCTTCTACAAATGATTCAAAAGACTTAGGTGGTAGTGCTAAAAAATGGCAAAATCTTTGGCTATCACAAACATTGTATGCAGAAAACATAGCATTAACTGGTACTAATACATATTTAAGTTTAGGTGGAAGCACAGGCACGGTAGGGCAGGTACTCACAAGTGGAGGCGCGGGGGCATCAGCTACGTGGACAGACAATGGAAATATAGGTGGTACTGGTACTATTGGAACTATACCACAATGGTCAGGTGCTACTGCTTTAGGTGATTCACTAATGTCAAGTACTGCCGCTGGCGGTGCTTTTACAGGTACATATATAACTGTTGCTGGAGCAGGTGGAGGATTATCCGCACAAAATATAGAAGTTAATGCTTTACTATTAGATGGTAATGGCGAGGGAGGTACAGCAGGACAATTATTATCTTCTACGGGTACTACTATTGATTGGATTACTCCTGCGCCTTCAGGGGTTTCAACTGTAACATCTGGAAATACAGATACTATAACAATAGCGGGTACAGCTGCTGATCCTACAGTCGCTGCAAACACCACGGCTGGTGTAGGAACCGGATTACCTAACTTAGCTACAGGAGGGCAAATACAAGCAGCTATAGACACTGCAGTAAGTTCTTCACTAACATATAGAGGTGGCTATGATGCTTCAACAAATACACCTGATTTAACAACATCCCCTAACTCAATACTAACGGGTGATACATATGCTGTTACTGTAGCGGGTGATGCTAGTGGCTTTTGGAGCCCTACTTTAAATATAGGCGATTTAGTTATTGCTAATATAGATAACCCTACTGCTATAGCTGATTGGACTGAAGTACAAAGTAATATTGATGTAGCTACTGATACTGTTAAAGGTATTGCAAACTTTCCAACGTCTGGCGGCCTTTCGGTTACAGGTGGTGCGGTTTCTATAGCAGACACAACTGTTGCCGCAGGTACTTATACTAATACAAATTTAACCGTAGATGCACAGGGTAGAATAACAACGGCAGCTAGCGGATCGGCCGGTGGTTATATTTATTGGACTGCCAAAGCAGATAATGCCGGAACAACTGTTTCTATTGTTAATCAAGAAAACGTAACTTTCGGAGGAGGAGATGGTTTAACTACAGATATAGCAACAGATGGTTCTGGAAATACAACTATAACTACAACTGCAGCTGGATTTGCTGGTGTTGCAATTGCAGGTAATGCAGGTTATGTACCTGATTCTACAGCAGCAACAGCGGGTACATTCCTACAAGCTGACGGTACTTGGGCCGCAGCAGGTGGTTTACCAACCATAACAGTAGACACTGGCTCTGGTACAGGAGCTCAAGTGGCATACACACTTTCTGTAACGCCATCATCAGTTAATTATGTAAATGTATTTATAAACGGTGTATACCAGGCTAAGTCTTCATATGCCGTAGCAGGTACTACACTAACTTTTACAACTGCACCGCCTAATAACTCAGTAATTGAATTTGTAACAACAACATAATATGAGTACGAAAGTATCTACAGACCTAATAGATTTAAGTAGTAATACTGGAGGCCTTGTTTGGGCTAAAGGACCTACTACTGATCAACCAGCCTCTGCTACAGCGGGTGAGATGCGCGTTGATACTACTACTAATACAACTTTAGTATATAATGGTACTCAGTGGAAAACATTAAAAGAAACTGCTTTTGTAGTACCACCCGTACCTACACACTTTTTGGTTGTAGCAGGTGGTGGGGGTGGAGGTAGCCATACCGGTGGAGGTGGTGGTGCTGGAGGTCTTAGAACATCTTACGGATCATTATCAGGAGGTGGAGTTTCAGCAGAATCAACTACAGGCATATCATTAAATACACCTTATACTATAACAGTAGGCGCTGGAGGTGCAGGGGGTCCAGCAAATGCGCATGGAAATAAAGGAATAAATTCTTTGTTTTCAAATATAACCAGTGAAGGTGGTGGTTTTGGTGGTGGGATTGGAAGCACAGAAGGTCCTGCTGGTGATGGTGGATCCGGGGGAGGAGCAGGAGTAGGAACACCTAGCGCACCCTCTTCATTGCCCGGTGGTAATGCGCAAACTTCCCCAGTACAAGGGTATAATGGTGGCGCCGGAGGAACATATGCCTCGCCATATCCAGGTGGTGGTGGTGGTGGTGCAGGAGTAATTGGGGCTAACGCGTATGCAAGCGGTGGCGGTGACGGAGGAAATGGATTGTCAAGTAGTATAACTGGGTCTTCAGTAATATATGCTGGAGGTGGTGGAGGATCTGGAAGTCACAGTGGAGGTACTCCTGGCTCTGGAGGCACCGGTGGGGGCGGCGCAGGTGGTGATCAAGCAGCAGGCGAAAATGCTACATTTAACACTGGATCTGGAGGAGGTGGAGGTGGTAATAGTAATCTTGGTGGTAGCGGTGGCTCAGGTGTAGTTATACTACGATACCCAACAGCTGATCTTCCATACTTTACAACTACAGGAACTCTTAACACACCATCTGCAACAGATACAGTAGCAGACGTAGCATACCCAGTAACAAATTTAGCTTATTATAAATTAGATAGTGATGCTAATGATTCCGCACAATCTGGATACATTGGACAAGGTGCTATATTTAATGGTACTAGTAGTGTTGTTACATTACCTTCTGCCTTAAGTGATGGTACAACCACAGACGCAGTTTGTATGTCCTTTTGGTTTAATGTTGGTGCAGAGGTAACGTCTTCAACATCAAATAATGAAATAATGAGCTTTGCGGGTAATGGAAAAATTGCTTTGGGTTCAACTACTGGTAATTTTAGTGGTGAAACATTTTCTGTTTCTCAAAACATACTTAATCAATATACATATTCAACAACAAATATACCCGCAGGTTGGAATCACGCTGTGGTTCAGTGGAACAGTGGGGCAAGTAAATGGGATATATATATAAATGGAGTTGCACATACTACTTATACTTTTGGCACTAACCAACAAGGAAAATGGGCAATAAAATTTGGGCAAAGATCAACTTTGTATTATAATGGTATATTAGATCAAGTAAGAATATTTCCTACAGTACTAAGCTCTTCAAATATAGCATTACTATATGCTGAAACATCAGCAACCTCATCTACACTTAATTATCCAGTTACAGCCACGGCTCTTTATGAATTTAGTGGAAATGCAGACAGCACAAGCAGTTCTGCATACAACGGTACAGCTACAAATGTGTTATACGCATATAATGGTACAGCTACAAATGTAACATACGAAAACGGTAGGTTTAATGAAGCAGGTAATTTTAATGGGAGTAGTAGTCTTATTAGTCTGCCAACTGGAGTAGATAGAAATAATAATTTTACTTTATCTTTTTGGGTAAATTTTGACACCTTGTCAGATTACGACTCTTTAATTACGTTACAGCTTAATTATAGAATTTATACTAATGCAATGTCTGATGGTAGGTTATTTTTTTATGATGGAAATACCACTTTAAGTACGTCAGCAGGGGTTGTTGCAACAGGCAACTGGTATAATATTGTAGTTACTAAAAGCTCTACACTTGTTAATGGTAAAGGTATGATAATTTATGTTAATGGAGTTGACGTAGCAAATAATAGCGTAACAGCAAATGCTATTAATAATGCTAGTGCTGGACTTAATCTATTAGGTGCATATAATTCTTCACCTGGAGGAAACTACTTTTATCTTGATGGAAATGTAGACCAAGTAAGAATATTTTCTTCAGCATTAGCCCCCGGAGATATTGAAGATCTTTATAACGAACACTTCCAAACAAAATTTACAGATGGCTCTGATACCGCACTTAAGTTTACAGGTGGAACTGGTGATATAACATTTGCTGATACAGCTCCTGTATTTACACCTGGTGATAACTTTAATACTGTTTTATATAGTGGTAATAGTAGTACACAAAGTATTACAGGGGTTGGATTCCAACCTGATTTTACTTGGATAAAAAGGCGTGATGGTACTGAAAACCACTATTTACAAGATTCTGTTAGAGGTAGCACTCAACAAATATATACTAATATTACCAATTCTCAATTTAACGAAACAACTGCGGTTACTTCTTTTAGTGCTAATGGTTTTAATATGGGTTCCTATAATGGAATTAATAACAGTGGCGAAACTTACGTAGCTTGGAGTTGGAAAGCAGGTGGTGCAGCAAGAAATAACACAGATGGTAGTATAGCAAGTTTAGTATCGGCTAATGTAGATGCAGGGTTTAGTATTGTTCAATATACAGGGACTGGAAGCCTAGCTACTGTAGGTCACGGTCTTAATCAACCTGTAGAATTAATTCTAGTTAAAAATACCTCTGCTAGTGCAAGTTGGGCGGTTTATTCTGCGCCAACAGGAATAAATAAATTTCTTGAATTGAATTCCGCTGGTGCAGCAATTTCATATTCTAATTATTGGGGAGCAGCTACACCTACAAATGATGTATTTGGTGTTGTTAATGGAAATTTTAATAATAATGCAACCAATGCTTCTTTGATTGCCTATTGCTTCCATTCAGTTTCTGAATATTCTAAAATAGGATCTTATACTGGAAGTGGAACAACATTACAAACAATAACCACTGGATTTGAACCTGCATTTATTATGTTTAAAAATACTGATGCAGGAAATGTTTGGACTATTATGGATAACAAAAGAAATACAACAAATCCACGTAACCTTGGTTTATTTCCAGATTTAAGTAACTCAGAATATACCTATCCAGGCACACCAAATGGGCTTTCTTTTACCTCAACTGGATTTACTTTAAATACGGGTCAAGCAGAGTTTAATCAAAACAATTTAGAATACATCTATATGGCATTTGCAACAAATCCAACATAATTACACATAATATATAAATGGCATTAACAAAAGTAATAACAGGAGTAACGGATTTAAACCAGGCACAGAGTACTAGTGGATTAAAATTTCCAACAGGTAGTGTGTTTGCAGGTACACCAGAACAGGGTATGATTAGAAATGATCAAAGCCAAAGCTCTGCAACTTCTTCAAGCACTATGCAATTTTATAATGGTACCGCATGGAAAAACTTTGTTAATAAAACACCTATACCATTGGGAAGCGATAACTTTAATACTGTTTTATATACAGGAGATGACACAAATACATCTTATACTCGTGACATAACAGGAGTTGGATTTGACCCTGATTTTGTTTGGATAAAGGACAGGGATAATAGTGGTTTTGAACACGCTTTATTTGATTCTGTTAGAGGAGCAGGTGCTAGTAAAATATTATCTTCAGATTCAACGGGAGCAGAAGGATGGACAACAGCCGCTCCTATGAGTGCATTTATTACAGATGGTTTTAGTGTTCAGCCAAGAAGCCCTTGGAATGCAAATAATTTAGTAAATAAAAATGGAGAGGACTTTGTAGCTTGGAATTGGAAAGCAGGTGGTGCAGCAGTATCAAATACAGATGGAACAGTAACAAGTCAAGTTTCTGCAAATACAGCTGCAGGGTTTAGTATTGTTAAATATACAGGTAATGGAAATAATTCAACTATTGGTCACGGCTTATCTGTTGCTCCTGATTTAATCATAACAAAAGGAATAGATTCGGTTGTTGGTAATACAAATTGGCTTGTTTACAATTCAATATCGGGTGCTACAGGAAGAATGTTTTTAAATCTATCACTTGGATTTACAATTGGGTCAACTGCATATAACGATACAGAGCCAACATCTTCTGTATTTACAATTGGAACAACAGGAGATATAAATGGAAATGGTGCTGCTTACATCGCCTACTGCTTCCATTCAGTTGCCGGCTATTCTAAGATAGGGTCTTATACTGGAAATGGAAGTGCAACAGGACCGATTGTAACTTTAGGGTTTGAGCCAGCGTTTGTAATGATTAAAAGAACTGATGCTACAGCAAACTGGAGAATACTAGATAACAAAAGAAGCACAACAAATCCAATAAACAAAGAGTTATATCCTCCCCTATCAAATGCAGAGGGAACATTTAGTGCGTTAGATTTTTTGTCTAATGGATTCCAAATAATAAATACAGACTCTTCTTACAACGCATCAGGGGGAACATACATTTACATGGCATTTGCAGCAACCTAAAATAATAATATATAAATGGCAATAACAAAAATAGAGGTACCAGAATTATTTGATTTCGGTTCTGACAATTCAGCATTTAAATTACCTACAGGTACAACTGCAGACAGGCCAACGTCCCCATCTAATGGAGAAATGCGTTTTAACACCACTACAGGTTATGTAGAGTATTACGATACAACTGATACACAGTGGTGGGAAATAGATTATGCTATTGATCCTTTAACTGTAAGTTATTTAATAGTTGGAGGAGGAGGGTCCGGTGGGTCTTCTAACGGTGGTGGTGGTGGTGCCGGAGGGTACTTAACCAATTTTGGCGGAACACCTTTAAGTCTTAGCCTTTCTGTAGCTTATACGGTAGTAATAGGGGCTGGCGGTGCAGGAACAACCCATCCAGCCCAAGGTATATCTGGTGGTCTTTCATCTTTAAACGGAAGTGATATTACTTTAATAGAAGCTGCTGGCGGAGGTGGTGGCGGAAGAGGTACATCTGGTCAGGATGGGGGTAGTGGTGGTGGCGCCGGTTACAATTCAGCTATCGGTGGAGCGGCTAGCCCATCTGGACAAGGAAATGGTGGGGGTAGTGGTTATCATTCTCCGTATTATTCTGGTGGTGGCGGTGGTGGTGCTGGTGCTTCTGGCAGCAATGCATACCCTGGTAACGGGGGTGCTGGATTGCAAAATAACATAGATGGAAACAATTATTATTATGCTGGTGGTGGTGGCGGTGGTGGAGAATCCGGTACAGCTGCAGCAGGGGGTTCAGGGATAGGTGGAACAGGAGCACTTGGATGCCCAGCTTCAGGAGGAAGTGCTTCACCTGCTAACAGAGGCTCTGGCTCAGGTGGGGGTGCAGGATGTGGAGGTTCTACTTCTGGAACAGCTTCAGCAGGGGTAATTATACTACGTTACCCATCTGCATATACAGCAACTTATACAGCCGGAACAGGCGGTGCAGCGGATGCTGAAAGCACAGTAGGTTCCGATAAATTTATTAGAATAACAGCAGGAACAGGTACAGTAACATTTAGTTAATAAACAAAAATAAATATGGCAACAAATTCTTCTAGAGATTTAAGACATTACGCCGGAGCGGCAGGTATATTTGCATTAGTTATTGCATTATTACTTTTTCTTTCATTCAATCAAATACCAAAAGATAACAAAGATATATTCGTATCTATAGTAGGTATGATAGTAGGATCTTTGTCTGTGGTTATATATGCTATTATAGGTAGAAATCCAGATGAAGTAAATGCTTTAAAAAGTAAAAACGAATCATTACAATCGCTTGCAGACCAAATGGAAAAAAGAAATGATCAGTTAGAAAAAATGATTATTGATATGCAAAGTGATATAATAGATAAACTAACAATACTAGGCGCAAGCGCTTTTGATACTGTTTATAATAAAACTAAACAATGCTCTTGCGGAAATAATAGCTGCACTTGTAAAGGTGCTTAAAATTAAGTGATAATAAACTGTAAACCTTATAATTAATTAAAACCAAAACCAATGACACTTTTTTACCAGACTCATTCGTGGAATAGTCAACCACAAATTTCCGATGAAACCATAGATCTTTGGAAGCACATAGCTGATAAAGGTAACTGGCGAATCACCCAACTACCAAACGGTTTTTATCAAACCGAATACCAAGACCCTAAGAAAGAAGGAACTTGGAACGACGTTACCCGTAGGGAAACATTAGAAGGAGCTGAATCAGCGATTGACGCTTCTGTTGCCCACTATTCTAAAAAAATAGAATTTATAAACGGTCCTAAAGTCGTTAAAACCTTTAAGTAACAATCAATTAAAATTAAATCAAATTAAATTAAATTATGTCAGACGCGATTGTCAAGAATCTTAGTTTCGGTTACGAAGCAAAAGATCAACTATTTGAAGGTATAAACAAACTCACGAAAGCCGTTAGTTCCACACTTGGTGCTAGCGGTAAACGTGTAATTTTAGAAGATGCTGGAGGTAAACCTGTTATAACAAAAGACGGAGTAACTGTAGCGGATTCAATAGTATTATTAGATCCAATAGAAAATATGGGTGCTACGCTTCTAAAGGAAGCTGCTAGGAAAACTGTGAAAGAAGCAGGTGATGGAACCACTACTGCTACAGTGCTAGCACACTCAATCTTAACGCAAGCTTATCCACAACTGGAAGAGCTTGGCGCTAGAGATTTAAAAAAGGGTATTGATAATGCTGTTAATAAAGTAATAGATTATCTAGAAAAAAACTCAATAAAAGTAACCGGTCAAATGATAGATCAAGTTGCGAGTATTTCTACAAATAATGATAAAGTACTAGGTGCTGTTATAGCTGAAGCATTTAGATCAGTTGACGAAACTGGTGTTGTAATGATGGAAGCTACAGAGCTATCTAAAACAACTTCTGAATTAGTAGAAGGAATACAATATAATAAAGGATTAACAAACTCTCACTTTGTTACTAAAGCAGAAACAAGAGTTGCTGAATTAGATAACCCTTTAGTTTTACTTATTGAATCACCAGTTGAGAATGTAAGAAAAATACAGAATATATTAGAGCATGCAATTAAAAGCAATAAATCATTACTTATTATTGCTGATTTAGATCCTAAAGTAATTTCTACTTTAGCTATGAATAAAATAAAAAATGTTGTAAAAGTAAACGTTATCAATGCACCTACTTATGGTGTTACTAAAAAAGATATGTTAACTGATTTAGCATTACTCACCGGAGCAACAATTATTAACGAGGATTTAGGCGATGATATGGATATGATACTTTCGGAATATTTAGGAACATGTCTTAAGTCTATAACTAACGACACCGAAACTATTCTTAAAGTTGAAAGTATTAGTGATGAAGTTAAAGAGATTGTTAAAACAATTAAAAAGGATTTAAACAAAAACAATACTGCTCCTGAGGTTATAAGACTAGAAAAAAGATTAGCTAGGTTATCTGCTAAGATTGCTACTGTAAAAGTAGGTGCAGATTCAAGTATAGAATTAAAAGAAAAAACTGATAGAGTAGAAGATGCTATATGCGCTACTAAAGCCGCTATTAAAGAAGGTATTGTAGCGGGTGGTGGTGTAGCACTTTTAAACGCTGCTATGTTTATCAAACCTAAAGATAAAGCTGAAAGCATCCTTCTGGAAGCCATTAAAGCTCCCTATCACACTATCTTAGACAACGCTAACATTAGTGAAGCACATCCTGAAAAGAAAGGATGGGGACTAGATGTGATAACGGGTAAATCGGTTAAGATGGTTAAAGCCGGAATAATCGATCCTTTACTAGTAACAAAAGCAGCACTTAGAAATGCGGCATCTGTTGCAACAACTATTTTATCTACTGATTGTATAATTAATAATTTAAGAATTAATGAAGGCAATAGGTAGAAACTTAATTATAAGTAAAGAAAAACAAGGTACTTCAACCACTAAAGGTGGTTTATTAGTTTCTGAAAATCAACGAGAAGATTTAAGATACAATAAAGCAGAAGTAATATCAATAGGATCCGAAGTTGTAGGTATTAAAGAATCTGATAATATTTATTATGATGGTTCTGCAGGACACAATATAGAAATAGATAAAAATATTTATCAGGTTATAAAGCTTCAAGACGTTGTTATAGTTTTATGAGAAGATTAGAGGCAAAGGATTTAAAAGAAATGAACTTAATTAAACATTATCGAATAATACGACAATGGGCGGCTAAGAACAATAATTTAACCAGTGCAGATATAGAACTTCTTATATATTTAGATTGTATAGATATATTTAGCAAAATAGATTTTAAAATGGGTGCTTATTCCTATAGCTGGGATAATAGAAGATGGAATAGATTATTACAAGAAGACTGGATTAAAGTCTGGCGTAAAAGAAATCATACCACTCAAAAATACCATCTATATAAAATGTCTTTTAAAGGCAAGCAACTTATAAATAGAATATACAGAATAATGCTTGGTCAAGAAGATATACCAACCAGTGAAAGAAGAAATGTTATAATGCTAGGTAGAACATATACCGATACCGTATTAAAAACATCAATAAATAACGTAAACAAAGACAAACACAGATAACACACACAACATGAAAAAGCAATCACCAGCAGTATTAAAAGCAGCAGAAGGCGTAGTAGGTGCTAATGCTCTTTGGGATGGTCCATTAAATACAATGGGTTTTCCAATGGGAACAGGATCTAGCTCAGGGATCACAGGTATGGAACTTAAAAAAGACAAGCCTTTTTATAAAGCAGGTCCTATTACACAACTTGCAAAAGGTTCTATGTAAGATATGGAGATCAATGATATTAAGCTTATAGTGCTAAATGGGACTGTGGGCGTTGTAACTATGACAAACTTAGAAGTTTGGTTAAAAGTAATTCTATTAATTGTTACAATCGGTTATACATTAAGTAAGTGGATTAAAATAAAAAAGTAATGGCTTATATACAAAACGACTCACCTTTTCAAAAAAAGAAAACGGCAGCATGGACTCGAAAAGAAGGGAAAGATCCTAAAGGAGGATTAAACAAAAAAGGGGTTGAATCTTACAGGAAAGAAAACCCTGGAAGTAAACTTCAAACTGCTGTAACAACAAAACCTTCTAAATTAAAGAAAGGTAGTAAGGCGGCTAAAAGACGTAAGTCATTTTGTGCAAGGATGAGTGGTGTAAAAGGGCCGATGAAAAAGCCCAATGGAGAGCCAACTCGAAAAGCTTTAGCTTTAAAAAAATGGAACTGCTAATAAAACAATAACAATAACAATAACAATTACACAAACAAAAACACAGAAATTATGGGTTACGACAAATCAAGAAAAAAAATTGCGCAAGATTATTCAAGAAATGCAATAGCTGACAAAAAAAGCGGCGATAAAAAAGCAGCTGCTTATGAAGCTAGTCAAGCTGTAAAAGAATCTGCTGGAGAAGGACCGTCTATGATGGGTCAAGTTAGTAAAGGATCTATGGCTTCATTAAGAAAAGGCTATGCAGGTCAGTATACTGGAAATAATCCTAGTTGTTCAAAATCAGGTATAAATATGATGAGCCAACCTGTTATGAGACAAGCAGATTCAGTAATGGGACAGGGGCCAATGGGACAAGCACAAGCTGATTTAGCTTACAACCCAGTAGATGATATTTCTGGGCAAGGTACTGAAGGTACAACTGCACCAATGGCAATGAAAGGTAATTCACCTTTTCAAAACGCGAACAAGGGCTATGGCCAACAATTAGGTAAACCCTCTGTAGCAACCATGTACGGTAAAAAAAAAATAATAACAGATAGGACTGTATAAACCCTAGCAAACAAAAACAATCACAATTACAAACACAAACACAATGGCTAAATTTTTATCATTCAGTATCGTTAATTCTGGTGCTCCACTAACAGAAGGAGAAGTACTAGTAAACGTAGATCAAATCAGTAACATTAGTTACGTAGACGCAACAGGAGTATTAACTTTATCTTTAAGCAATTCAGCAACATCTGAAATTGACTTTCTAATTTCAACAGATTCTGCAGGAGGCGCTGGGATACCTGATTACACCTCAGGATCACCAATTGCATTTGTAAACAGAGCACTTACTGCTAATCCAGGTGGAGTTAAAGCATCCGTAAGCTTAGGAAAAGATCAAACCGGTGGTGTACCAGCCCCAGGACAAGCTCCTTTGTATACTAACTTGCAACTTTACGCAAACACAGTTACTTATACTGCCTAATTACTAATTCATATGCCTCCTGTTTCGGCAGGGGGTATATAATTTTAATCATATGAAATCAACAGGACTAGGAGATACTATTGAAAAAATAACCACTGTAACAGGTGTAAAAACTGTTGTAGATTCAATTTCTAAAAGTTTAAAGAAACCTTGTGGTTGTCAAAAAAGAAAAGAAGCTTTAAATAAAAAATTCCCTTATGGCGTTTAAACTAAACACACCACCTTACAGTTGCGATAACACGCCTATATATAGTGTAGACTTAGGAGGCATGGTTTTAGGTAAAGCTAATAATAACGGTTCTATATTAGTTGATATTAATGTAAACCCAAAAGATAAAGAAAAAGTTATAGATCACGAAATGGTTCATATAGATCAATTTAAAAGAGGTGATTTAGATTACGACGATAAAAACGTTTACTGGAAAGGTAAAACGTATTCAAGAAGCAAAATGCAAGAAGGAGCAAAAAATCTTCCTTGGGAAAAAGAAGCTTACGATAAAGCTTAATTATGTGGAAATTATTATTAGGCCTTTTAAAAGGTGGGGACAGTAGAAAATCTGTTGCGGGTAATTTAGCATGGGAAATTCGAGAAGCTATTAAGGGTAAAGAATTAGACCCTAATGAAATTATTGAATTACAAACTAAAATAAATGAAATCGAAGCTGGCCATAGAACAGTATTTGTTGCAGGTTGGCGTCCATTTATAGGATGGGTTTGCGGAGTTGCATTAGCTTACAATTTTGTTATAAGAGATTTATTTATTTGGATTACAAAAACAACTGACGCTCCTCCAGCATTACAAATGGAGCATTTAATGACTGTACTATTAGGTATGTTAGGCCTTGGGGGTTTACGTACTTTTGAAAAAATAAAAGACAAAACAAAATAATTTAAAAAATAAAAAAATGATACAATACGGAGTAAGTAGAGATTTTGCTAATCTTGCTGTTGATTTATTTGCAGCAGGAACATTAAAAGTACCAGGAAGCTCTGCTGCGGGTATTCCTATTGGGCAAGTTGTTGATGGTACAGCTAATTTAACCCCTAGTGAATCTAGGATGGTATACGCAAGCGGAGGTACATTTATAGGATCTGCATTATATTCAACATCAGGTATAAACACTGGAACAACATATCAAATAACTACTGATAATGCTGGTGCTGTAAGTGCGATTGAAGTTGTATCTTCAAGTATTATTAATTCTGGTATAGCTGGTCAAACAATAATTTTTGATGCAGTGACTTTAAATGCTGCATTTGGATTAACTACCGTAACGGGTAATATTACAGTTACAACAGTTGCTGGAGACTTTACAACCCCTTTAGATGCAGATGGTAATTTTACAGCCCCTGACAACGAAGCTTTTGCGGTTTTCGGTTCAGCAAATGGTAATTCTAATTATAATTTAAAAGTGGAGCTTGAAGCTAATCAACCTGGAGATTTTGTAGTTATACAAAACTTAGGGGCTCACACTTTTGTACCAATATTAGCAAGAAAAATTTATGTAACTGATGCCGCTACTACGGCAACAAATCTATTAGTATTAAGGTAAAAATATTTTATAATCAATTAAATTTAATCAAATGAAAAAAGTAAAAACAAAAGAAGTAAAAAACAAAGTAACAGAAGAGCAACTTGCTAAAGTTAAAGAACAGCAAACATCAATGGCTAATCTTTTAAGAGACGTTGGATTTGTTGAAAACCAAAAGCATGTACTGTTACACGAATATGCCGGCATAAGCCAACAAATGGAAGAATATAAAAAGGAGTTAGAAAAAGAATACGGTGCAATTAGCATTGACTTGGAAACAGGTGAGTATACTGAAATCGAATCTTCTGAAGAAGTAAAGCAATAAAATGTCTAGTATTATAAGGAAGATCAGTATTGGATCTGAATATAAAAGCGATGCTATGCACTACTCTGTTGGGCAAGAGGTCTATGGGGGACATAAAATAGCTTATATCGTGTTGGACGAAACTGACCATTCTTATAATATATTTATTAAAAAAAATGATGAGGTGTTGCCATGGAAAAAGTTTAACTATAACATGCCGGTGTCCGTTGAATATAATTTAGAATATGAATAGCATATACGATTTTATTGTTGAACCAATAGGAGAAAGATATGATAATAATTTAAAAGTAAACGATAAAAATTTAATATTAAATTGTAATATAGAATCTTTTAAGTTTATAAATAAAAAAGCTAAAGTAATTTCAATACCCTTAGCATACAAAACACCCATTAAAGTAGGTGATGAAATAATAATACATCATAATATTTTTAGAAGATATTATGATATAAGAGGTAAAGAAAAAAACGGTAGTAAATATTTTAAAGATAATTTATATTTTTGTCAGATAGATCAAATTTATTTATATAGAACAGAAGGGAAGTGGAAGTCTTTTGGAGATAGATGCTTTGTTAAACCTATTTTAAATAATGACTATTTAAAGCAAGAAAAAGAACAAGCCCTTATTGGTATATTAAAATATGACAATAGCTCTTTAAACGAGCTCGATATTAGCTCTGGTGACCTAGTAGGCTACACGCCTAATGGTGAATGGGAATTTATAATAGACAATGAGCGTTTATACTGTATGAAATCAAATGATATTGTTATTAAATATGAACACAAAGGAAACGAAGTTGAATATAATCCAGGCTGGGCAGTTAGCAGTTGAGGAATTAATTAAAGTAGCTAAAGAAGCGATTGTAGATTCAGGTGATGATATATCTGCGGACAGACTTAAAAATGCTGCTGCAACTAAAAAATTAGCAATATTTGATGCATTTGAAATACTAAGCCGAATAGAGCAAGAAGAAAAAATGTTAGAAGATAATACAAAGCAAGCTAAAAAGTTTGGTGGTTTTGCTGAAAGCAGATCTAAATAATGTATCAACAAACGCTATATTCAATTGTAGATGATCACATAAGACCTAATACTTTAAAAAGGTTAAATAGATTAAAAAGCTTTAAGTACGGTTATAACAAAGAATATGATTTAGTAGTTATAAGTAAAAACGGTACAGTAGGTGCAATATATGATATACAAGGCTTTAGGATTGGGTTACCAATAATAAACAAATCTTATAAAAGAAGCAATGTAAAAGCCGAACAATATTGGGAAAAATTTGAATACCCCAAAGCACTTAGTAAAATTAAAAGTGTTTTTGATTGGGATGCTTATCCAGACAATTTTAAAGAACAATGGTATAACTATATAGAGAATGAATTTAAAGCTAGAGAAGAAGGGTTTTCGTTCTATAATAATGGTACCCCTACTTACATTACTGGTTCTCACTACATGTACTTGCAGTGGACCAAGATTGATGTTGGGGCCGCAGAGTTTAGGGAATCTAACAGACTATTCTACATTTTTTGGGAGGCCTGTAAGGCCGACAGTAGATGTTACGGTATATGCTACCTCAAGAATAGACGGTCTGGGTTTAGCTTCATGGCATCATCAGAGACTGTTAGCCAGGCAACAATATCAAGCGATGCTAGATTTGGAATTTTATCGAAGACGGGTGCTGATGCAAAAAAGATGTTCACCGACAAGGTTGTACCCATATCCACGAACTATCCGTTCTTCTTCAAGCCGGTACAGGACGGGATGGACAGGCCGAAGACAGAGCTTGCGTACAGGGTCCCGGCGTCGAAACTAACTAGACGAAAAATAGAATTAAACGAGCAGCTAAAAGACATTGAAGGATTAGATACCACTATTGACTGGAAAAACACAGGAGATAACAGCTATGATGGTGAAAAACTAAAGTTGCTAGTACATGATGAATCTGGTAAATGGGAAAGACCAGATAATATATTAAACAACTGGCGAGTAACTAAAACCACGTTAAGATTAGGTAGCAGAATAGTAGGTAAGTGTATGATGGGATCAACATCAAATGCATTAGATAAAGGGGGGGAAAACTTTAAAAGATTATATGAAAATTCAAACGTTACTAAAAGAAACCGCAACGGACAGACTAGTTCAGGATTATATTCTTTGTTCATACCTATGGAATGGAACTACGAAGGATTCATTGATAAATATGGAGTACCTATATTCGATACGCCAGAAAAACCAATAATTGGTATAGATAAAAGTGAAGTAGATATAGGTGTAATAGATTATTGGCAAAACGAAGTTGAAGGTTTAAAAACAGATCAAGATGCTTTAAATGAATTTTATAGACAGTTCCCAAGAACTATACAGCATGCATTTAG